CGGGGGATTTATGCGAGCAAAGGCATGTCCGTCCAGGGCTACCCGGTGGCGAGTAGCCCCATCCGCAGCGGATCACGCAAGGCGAGACTGGTCCGCGTGGGCACCGACACCGCGAAAGAGATGATCTACGCGCGGCTCCACATCGAAGAGCCTGGACCGGGCTACTGCCATTTTCCCAACGGGCGGGAGGCCGAATACTTCCTCCAGCTCACAGCCGAGAAGCGAGTCACCAAATTCGAGAAAGGCATCTCCAAGGCCGTGTGGCGCAAGAAACGATCCCGCAACGAGGCACTCGACTGCCGCGTGTATGCGATGGCGGCCAAGGAGCTCATGCGATACGACCTGGACGCACTGGCCGACCGGGTGGCAGCAGACCGGGGTGATGATCCTGAGCCCCCAGCGGAGCTCACAGCCCGGGAGCAGGCCGCGAAGATCAGAGAAGGACGCAAACCCAAGCGCAAGGGAGGCTGGGCAAGGAACTGGTAACATGAGGACACCATGCAGGGAACAATAATGATGATTGGCGGCGGCATCGAGTCACTGCCCGGGATCTCAGAGGCGACCGCACTCGGGCTGGACGTATTCTGCACCGACAGTGATGCGTCAGCACCGGGACTGGAGCAGGCGGCACACGAGGCGTGCGTGTCCACCTATGACATCGAAGGCACCCTACGTGAGGCCGAGAAGTGGGAGCGGTTCAATGGTCCGCTGTGTGGCGTGTTCAGCCTTGGCTGTGATGTGCCAATGACCGTGGCGGCAGTGGCCAACGCGCGCGGCCTGGTGTCGATCTCCAACGAGGCGGCACGGATCGCAGCAAACAAGATCCTCCAGCGTGAGGCCGGTCGCGGCATGGGGCGTGCCCACATGGCCCCCGCGGTGGACCTGACCGACCCCGACTACCCGATCATTGTCAAACCACCTGACGGGCGTGGCTCGCGTGGTGTGTCTGTGGTCACCGAGCCCGCAGGACTGACCACTGCATGGCACCGAGCCATAGAGAGCTCTACCTCGGGCGTTGCCATCGCCGAGCAGATCGTGCATGGACAACAGATATCGGTGGAGGGGATGGTAGTAGGTGACGATCACACGGCGCGTATCGTGGGCATCAGCGACCGCAACTACTCGCGGTGGGGCCAGTTCGCTCCCTACATCATCGAGGACGGTGGCGACATGCCGGCAGACCTGACCGACCCGGCACGGCGACTGATCGCCATGCGATTCGAGGACCACGCCCGCGCCATGGGCCTGACCACTGGCCCGGTTAAGGCCGACATGATCGCTACCGCTGATGACGTCATCATCGTCGAGATGCACGCGCGACTGTCGGGTGGGCATTTCGCCGCGTTCCAGATCCCTGCCGCGACTGGTGTCAATCTGGTCTCCTTGGCTATCCGGCAGTGCGTTGGTGACCGCCTGACACGGGCCGACCTGGCGCCGAGTTGCAACACCCACGTGTGCCAACGGTATCTGTTCCCCGGGAAGCTGGGCGAGATCCTCGCCATCCGCGGAGTGGCCGACCTGGACTCGTGGCGCGGGTTGCTACTGGTGGACATCCGCGCGCGGGCTGGTCAACGGGTCACCGAGGTGCGGTCACACTCCGACCGGCTGGGGTGCGTGATGGCAACGGGGGCCACGCGCAACGCGGCACAGGAAGCGGCCGAGGCGGCTATCGAGAACATTGAGTTGGTGATGGGATAAGAGATGCAACACCACGACCACGGGTGTGATAACTGCGACCATGTATTCCGCATTGACCCAGAGACGCGGCTGCGCTGTATGGCACCGGGTGCCGAGCCGCGGTTACTACTGCCTCCCCACATCTGGCCCACAGCCATGGTGATGGTCAACGACGAGAACATGTGCGGCAGTGACCGCAAGTGGTTTGCGCCCCGGGCCGAGGACTGCGCTCTGCCGGTGTGGTATCTGTGACCTATTGCAATCCACAGCCCGTTCTGCTATGGTAATGGCGCGGACGGTTCGCGCATCCTGTCCGCCTCCTCCCTTGGCCCCGGCTTGTCACCGGGGCTCTTTTTTTGCCCTAGGTTGACGTTTTCGGCCTTTGGTAGACACACGATCTACAGGAGGCCAGCCCATGGCTGTGACGTTTGACGCGGCAACCAACGAGCCTATGGAGTTCTTCCAGGGCGATTCGGTGCGCTGGCAAAAAACCTACGACTCCTACCCGACGTCCGACTGGACGCTCACCTACACGCTGCGCGGACCCTCGTCGATGACGGTGCAGGCGACTGTCACCGGATCGGCGTTCGAGGTCAACATTGCAGCGACCGACACCGCGAACCTTCTCCCCGGCGATTACGAGTGGACTGCGTCTGTAACGGGCGAGAGTTTCCGCGCCATCGTGGGGAAAGATTCGCTCAGTGTCGTCCGCGATCCGGCGAGCACCGACACCAACTACCATTCGGTCAACGTCGAGGCAGACGTCGAGGCGATGTACAACAACATCGTCCAGATTATGAAGTCTGACGCCGCGCTGGCCCGTGACCCCGATCTACTCCAGACCCGATACGAGCTGATGAAGCGTCTCAAGTTCGACGTTCTGCGCAACGAGGACAAACGCCGGGTGCGCCGTGGCGAGCAACCGACCAACAAGATATATGTGAGGTTTACCTCAGATGACGTTTCTTGATCGGCTGAAACGGCTGGCAGGGCGCAGGGCTGCAAGGCGGCAATCATATGCCCGCGCCTGGAATGCTGCCAAGAAAACCCGCCTCACCGAGGACTGGGCGTTTAGTGCGAGCGATGCCAACGCCGAACTCAAGGGCGGGCTGCGGCCTATCCGCGAACGCGCGCGGACGCTGGAGCAGAACAACGACTATTTTCGCAAATATCTCGGCATGCTCGAAAACAACGTCATCGGGCGCGGCATCAAGCTTCAGATGCGTATCAAAGACCCCAACGGCACGCCCGACACCGGGGCTAACCGCATCATCGAAGAGGCGTGGCACGACTGGTCTTGTCACTACGCCACAGTCGGCGGAATGACGTTCACCGAGGCCAGCAAGCTCGCGCTACGTTCCACAGCCCGCGATGGCGAATGCATCTCCCTACTGATGAAAGGTGCCGAGAACCCGTATGGATTCACGATGCGTCTGCTCGAAGGTGACTACCTAGATGACCAGTATTGCGAGGAGCTTAAAGGCGGGCGCTCAGTGTACATGGCTGTCGAGATGGACAGCCTCGGTGTGCCGCAGGCGTACTGGCTGGACGGCAGTCATCCAGGGAACTGGACGAGCAAGCGCCGCGCAAACAAACGCCAGCGGGTGGGCCGGGAGGACATGATCCTCCTGAAGAAAACCGAGCGACCCGGCGCCGTGCGCGGCATCTCCTGGGCTGCGGCATCCATGCCCCGGCTCAATATGCTCGAAGGCTACATCGAAGCCGAGACCGTGGCCGCTCGCCTCGGTGCCAGCAAGATGGGTTTTTACAAATACATGCCCGGCGAAGAGCTCCAGGCGGATAATTCGGACGTTAATATGCCGGTCACAGACGTTTCCCCCGGCACGTTCGAGAAACTGCCCACCGGCTGGGACATTACTCAGTGGGACCCGACTCATCCGACCACCGCGTTTGCCGACTTCGTGAAAGGCGCTCTGCGGGGGATCAGTTCGGGGCTGGGCGTCACCTACAACGGACTGGCCAACGACCTGGAAGGAGTCAACTTCTCCAGCCTACGAGAGGGCAAGTTAGCCGAGCGTGACGAGTGGATCGCGAACCAGGAATGGATGATCCGGCACTGGAACCGGCGCATCTTCGCGGTGTGGCTGGAGATGTTCCTGACATCGGGCATGAGCAACCTGCCGCTGTCGAAGATGGAGAAGTTTCACGCGGACACCTGGCAGCCCCGCCGCTGGGCATGGGTGGACCCGCTCAAGGATCTTCAGGCGAACGAGATCGCCCGCGGCAATCTGTGGATGGATGACACCACCATAGTAGCCGAGCAGTCGGGCATGGAACTACGCGAAATCTACGAGCGCATCCAGTCCGACGAGACGCTCGCAGCCGAGTTCGGGTTGACAAAAGTGGTTACTGATAAAGGGGTAAACAATGCCGGAAATACAGGAAATCCTATCCCGCCTGGCGAGTGACGGCCTACAGCATCGCGAGATGCAGGACACCATCCGCGCCGAAGACATCGACGCCGAAGGCGGTACTGTCAAGGTCGCCTTCTCGTCAGAGGCGCCCGTCTTGCGGTGGTTCGGCTTCGAGGTGCTCGACCACGATGCCGAGTCTGTAGACATGGGCCGCATGGACGACGGCGCGGCTGTTTTGATCAACCACGACACGGCCGACCACGCTGGAGTAGTGGACTCTGCGAGCATCGACTCCGACAGGAGAGGAAGAGCGGTGGTACGCTTTTCCAAGTCGGCGCTCGGGCAGGACACACGCCAGGACGTGGAAGACCGTATCCGCAGACACATATCAGTCGGCTATCAGATCGACCAACTTGAGCGCGTCGAGGAAGGCGAGGGAGATGAGCCTGACACATTTCGTGCGCGGTGGACCCCGCACGAGATCTCGTTCGTCAGCATACCCGCCGATATGAGCGTGGGAGTCGGTCGCAGTCTGGACCAGCCGGAAACAATCAAGGAGGCACCCGAAATGCCCGAGGAACTGACCGTTCAAACTCCGTCGGAGGCGCCCGCCATTGACGAGGCGTCCATCCAGGCAGAAGACCGCAACCGTGTCCGTGAAATCCTCGCCATCGGCAAGGCGCACAATCTCTCCGACGAGGCCATCACCGCAGCGTCTGAGGGGACGGGATTGCGCGACTTCCAGGCCAGCGTCTTGGACATCCTCAAGAAGCGCGCCAAGGAGCAACCGGCTCCGCAGACCGAGGACCCACGTATCGGGATGAGTGAAGAGGAGGTTAAGCGATTCTCCTTCATCGAGCTCATCCGCACCCAGGACCCCCAAGACAGTTACCAGAACGACTGGTATCGCGAAATCAGCACCGAGGCCACGCGCAAGAGCCCGAGCGGGGCGCAGCAGGGAATGCGGATTCCATACGATGTCCTCGCCGCCCCAGACCCGCGCTTTGCACAGCGTGACGTCCTTGCCAGTACGTCAGGCGGCAACCTGATCGCGACCGACTACATGGCCGGATCGTTCATCGAGTTGCTCCGAAACCAACTCATCCTGCCGCAACTCGGACTCCGGTCCATGACCGGCCTCGTCGGCGATGTGGACATCCCCGTCCAACTCACCGGCAGTACCTCCTACTGGCTCGGCGAAGACGACTCGATCACAGAGAGCCAGCCCACGTTCGGCTCTCGGAAGCTCACGCCTCATACCAATGGCGTGCTCACCGAGGTATCCCGTCGAATGACCGTGCAGGCGAGCCCCGACATCGAAAGCCTGATGCGTGAGGACATGGCCAAGGTCGCAGCCGTCGCTATCGACGTGGCTGGACTTCAGGGCGCCGGAACCGCCGGTCAGCCTTTGGGCATCCTCTCGGCTTCGAGCATCAACACAACCACGATCTCCGCGACTCCGACATGGGCGAACATGCTGAGCTTTATGAAGGAGAACGCCGAGGACAATACGCTCACGGACTCGTCCGTGTACGTGACGACCCCGGCCGTTCGCGCGACGCTGATGGCCAAGGACAAATCCACGTCCACCGC